ACGTTGTGTAGGTGCTGTCCCAAACCTCAACGGCGTAGCTTTCGGTTGACTCGTTTAGCGGCGCGTCAATGAAGTCGGTCAACTCACCGCTGTGTCGGGTCCGACGTTTCCAGGTGATAGTCAGGTTGTTGCCGCCATCCCTGGCTCCTTTCACGTCGCAGACCGTGTAAGGCTTCAACTCGGCTCCGGTGATCGTAAGAGATACCGGAGAAGTGGCAGCCAACGTATCCCCAATGGTGACCGGCTTAAGCAAAACGGCCTTGTTGACAAACGAAGTATCGAGATTGACTCGATGGACTTTACCAATATCGAGCAAAACGAACCGCTCGCTCATTGCATGCGAGCTCCAAGCGAAGTCCGTTCCTCGACGGCCGCGCAGTAGGTTCGACAGTCGGTAGCTACTGCCACCGAGCGGCGTGACCGTAGCGAAGCCGATGACCTCATCTCCCAGAAGGGCCATGTTCTCACCCTGCAACATGGCAATCTCACTGATCGACGTAGGCACCCCTACGGTCATCGTAACATCCACCGTGTTCACTCGATCAATGGCGCCAGTTCCGACCAGAGTGGGAGCAGCTAGGACCGTAGCCGCAGTCCCATAGTCCATCGGGTCTGTGATGGTGTCGACTTCCTGATAGGAGTTGCCATTGTCTCTCGACATGTAGAGGGCCGCACCTGGCCAGTCTCCAGCGGTCGCTCCAGCCACTCCGTAGTAGAAGCCAACGGTCTCACCATCTGCGTCAAGGAGCGAGTTAATCGAGAATGCCCGCAAATTGGTGACGCCAACCGGGACGACCTCGCTAATCGCTCGCGGCGTCTGGCCTGCCACGTTTTGTGTGATGGTGGCGGCGTCATCGAGAACCGCCTCACACTTCAGCGGACCAATGGGCAGCGGCATGTCAACCCGAGTTAGCTTCACCCGCAGGAGCTGGAAACCTCGGGCAGTCGTAGGTGTTCCAATTGGTAGATTAACGACGTCCCCCGGCGCTAGGCGAATATAGCTCGGCATGAGGGAGAAGTCGAAGGTCCCCTGTTCAATGTAACGACGATCGATCAAACGCTGTGCCCGCTGACGCGCCTCGCTGTCGGGTAGAACGATAGCGGTTGTCACCGTCTCACGATTCTGGATGTGCTGCTTGTCAACCCGAATGCCCGGCTGTGTTCCCTTCTGGTAGTCAGGCTGCGTCAGGTAGTTCAGGTCAATAGCGCCTGGAAGTTCCAAGTCCTGAAGTAATTTAACGCCTACACGCACGCGTGAGCGGTTCTCACCCTGCTGGTAATAAAGTGCTCCCAGGTCCTCTGCGCGGATGGTAACAACCGGGTTGCTTCCTTGTGCCTTGGCGACGATCTTACCATCAATATCGCACAGGTCCACTCCGTAGACCAAAAGCAGGTGTTCAAGGGCCTGCTGAGCTTCCTGACGATTCGCGATGATGAACCCGTAGATTGGGATAGCGTTAGCGTCAGTGATAACATATTGCTGAGAAGTCAGGCCACACTGAGCGAAGATGTCCGTGAGGACTGTGCCAACTGTCGCCGACTCAGACTGCACAACTTCAGCTGAGAAAGCCGGAATACGGTTCCCCCAGTTCTTGAGAGGCAGACCTTCAAAGACCGAGTAGCAGAGACCTCGGTAGCCAGGCGTGAAGGTCGCTCCCTCAATGCTAGAAATAAGCGTGTCGGCAACCTGAACTTCGTCCCCTTCATAGTGCCGGATCACATATTCAGTGTCGGGAGTGGCGTCCTCGTCGTAGATGAGCAAGTCCTCTGCCCAAATGCGCTTGACGCGATCAACTGGTCCCTTACACCAAGCAACCGCACAAGAGACTGAGTAGTTGTATTCACGGCCGGAAGACGATCGACCGCCTCCCTTGCCACCCGATCGCTTGCGCTTTGAGCTCTCAATGAGGTCCGTAGACCAGATGATGTTGCCACCAACTCGGTGACTTCCCCAGAGCTGGGGGATCATCTGTCCAAAGCCGGAACCAGTCACCCGCAAGTCATCTAGCTTGCCGTAATCCTGAGCTCCTAGTTTGGGAGGGAACAGAACGCCGGCCAATGCGACGCCGACTGAGAAGCCCATCATCGGGTTCCCGAACGCCGCCCCAATCCCAGCTCCAACCGCGCCCAGAACTACGGTTGCCATCTAGCACCAGTCCTTCCAGCGGAACGCCCCGCGCAGTCGCTTCTTCCAGTGCTTGTCGTAAACGGTCTCAGTGACCTTGCCGCCGCCACCAGGCCATTCGTAAGTATGGATCATCGTGCGATTGGCGGTGAGAACGCCCACATGCTGTGGGTTCTTCATCACCTCGAATAGCAGCAGGTCTCCAGGCTTCTCGTCTCCAACTTCGATCCAGTTGCAGACAACCAGCAGATGTCGCTTGAGATACTCAGCGTCGATGTCTCTGGTGTAGTTCCGGTCATCGTAGACGAACATCCCCAGGTCATGAGCGGCCGCAATGAACAGGCCAACACAGTCTAGCCCATTCCGATCCCGGCCGGTATGGAAGAACGGGACGTCGATATAGGTCCGAACCTGGTCAATGAACTCTTGTGGAGTAGGCATTATTCTCGCTCAATCGTGACCTTACCATCACAACTAGTCACATAGCAAAGTCCAGGGCCAGGCCGTCCCTGGGGGATTGGCTCCTTGCCGCCGGCCTCTCGCACAACGCGGCCGACCAAGGTCTCTTGATAGTTGGCGCCCAATAGGGTCGCCGCTATCTCCTGGATGAGCTTGGCCCGCTTCTCGCGGAGGTGAACTTTGTTAGCCACGTCGGCCTCGCTTCAGAATCTGGTCCGTCTGCGGTGTATGGGGCTCAGCTCGGATGTTGACGATATTGCTGAACTTGACTCGACAGGTTTCAGGCAGCCGATCACAGCCGACAGTTAAGGTCGCCCGCTGACCAACAACGACTTCAAATGGGAAGGGCTGTGCCAGGGTAATCTCAGCTCGACCGCTCACCAGGGCATGGTCCTTAATGTGACGGACAATGTTGATGTTCCCACCCGTGGTGAACAAGCACTTGCCGAAAGTGTAGAAGTCATCGACGTTGGCGTCTGAATCGAACGTGATCACATAAGCTGACTGCACTGAATGGACCAGGCGTGAGTTGATATGTGTTCCGTTAACCAAGACAAACTTGCACTCGGAGTCACCCAGGTCCTTGACCCGGCAGACTGGTGAAGTGAGCTGGCCAATCTCCTGCTTCAGCCGCTGGAAGCGGCTACGGAACTCGGCCTTGAACACCCCGTCTGAAAAGGTCGTCTCTCCCCAGGTGCCGGCGGTTACGGTAATCGTGCCTTGCGTCAGGTCCTGCCAGTTGCACAGGAGCAGTTCGATCGTAGCCCCGTTGTAGAGACCAGCTAACAGGTCAACCGTCGTGATCCGATTGTCGCGGAGCAGTCCCATGACCTCGAAGTTGTCGACGCCAGCACCCAGGGACTGGGTGACCGCTGAGGCGCCGACTGAGTCTTCAGCCTTGTAGGTCACTCCGCTAATGGTCAGGTCACGATTGAGCGAAGTGAACCCAATCGTGAACCCGTCCAGGCGGGTGACCTTCACGCCAATGGCTACCCAGCCCCACTGCCGCTTGAGGGCGGCCATCAAGTCATCTGGCACTGTGCGCGGCATTAGTTTTCGTCAATCTCCTCGACCTCGACCGAGCCGAAGTCAGAGCCGAAGACCTCGATAAGCGGGATGTCGGTCCACGCCCGAATGTCCAGGTCCTCGGTCATCAGTTCCATCGCGTCAGTATCAAATCGGACCGCGACGTCGAACTCGAAGGAGGCCGTGACGTCCTCACCAGGCTGCAGATACTTGCTCGCCGTTCCTCCCGAGATGTAGGCCGGGTAGCCGGTGCTGTTAATGTCCAGCGTGAATTGGTTGTTGGCCGGCACAGCGGTGATGACGCCGATCTGATCGTTCAGCGCATCTGGCCCCGAGATAGCAGTCAGGTAGATGACCTGACCAGGGGTGAACGAGTGATTCGCTGTCGTCGTAATCGTTGTCGTGGCGCCCAGGGTGATTGCCGAGATGTTGAAGGTCACATCTGGCGTTAGGGTCGCGATTCCGTTGTTGTAGTCCATCGTGAAGCCAGTGTAGTCTACACCAGCTCGCTTCATGGTCAGCGTGCCCGACACGAGCGCTGCAATGGGCCGGAGATAGACTTGATCGCCCGACTCATAAGCCTTGACGAACTTCAACTGACGGCTACCGGTCGGAAATTGGTCCTGATCCGTTGCCTCGAAGTCGTTCCAGTCCTTGAATCGGAACGCCCGGAGCATGCCGCGTCGAGCATTGAAAAAGGACGTAAGAGCGGCCCCGTCCAATGCCGTTCGCACACCGTGGGCTACGTTATACTTGTGCCGAGCATACTGGACCAGGCCAAACCGTTGCTCTGCTCCCGAGCCCGGGTCTACGATGATGGTCTGCCAGACAGGACCGCCGACCGATCCGTAGCTGATTCCCTCCGGGAACCTCACGTGATCAATCTGGGGGTTCGGGGCAAATGCCGCCGCGTCATATTCGACGATTCCCGCAGGCGGGACCAGGCCCACAAACGACTCGAACTGCGTTGTCTCAGACAGGAACGAGACCGTGAAGCGGCAGAGCGTCCCGCCGCCTGGTAGCTCATTCAGGACGAAGTCACGCGCAGCCGAGGCGACGAACGGGTCCACCGTCAGCGTAATATCACTCTCACCAACCGTTCCATCGAACTGATTGTAGCGGCCAAGTCCTTGGGTCAAGAAGGCGCAGTTCTTAATCATCGAGAATGTGAGCTCAGGCACTCGCGAATCAGGGAGCAGGGTTCCCTGTGCGTTGAAGTCGTAGCCGTCGTTCTTCCCGATAATACACCGGACGAAGAAGATGTTCCGGTAGCTGTTGTTGTTTTGAATGCTTGCTGTAATTCGACAGCCGTCTCCTACGTTGTCCCAAATGACGCAGTTCGTGAACGAAGTTCCGAACCGCGGCTCGTTGAAGTGGATGGCGTGCGAGCCGCACCGGATGAAGTAACAGTGCTTGAACTGGAAGCCGCCGTCGGTGATAATCACGGCGATCGAGTTAGCATTGTCTTCACAGTCAAACTCACAGAACTCCCATTCATTCTGTGCTTTCAGAGAGCCGCCGCCTCCCGAAGTTGTTAGGAGAGCGGTCCCTACTGATGTGCCAGGGTCTGAGGTCTTACAAAAGCGCCAGCGACTCTGAGCACCGGAAATGTTCCAAATATGGCCCGAAGCCGAACAGCTGTGGGCCCAGATATTCTGGAACAAGCAGTGGGAACCAGAAAACGAAACTAGGCCAGCGCTCAGGTTAGCGCCATCAATCTCTAGATTGTAAAGGTGAATGTGCGAACCTGAAACACTAAGTGATGTGTTGGCCTGAGCCGTCATCAGAGCCCGAGCGCCATCTCCTCGGACCGTGCCGTAGCCAATCACCTTGACCGGGAAGCGGCTGTCAGCGTTGATCGTAATCTGCTGAGTCGCCGTGAAGACCGTTCCAGATCTCATCCAGAGGACGTGGCCGGACTGCGGTGAACCGGTTCCAATGTCACCGATCCTGGTCGTGCAGCCTCCCAAGCGACCTGCACCAGAGGACCCGGCCGCTCCACCCACGGGCTTGTCGAAGATGGCGGCGGTGCCACTCATCTTGACAATCTCGTAGCGAGCGACCGTGAAGTTGGTCCCAGCCGTCACGTTGACGACATTACCAGTTGGGCTATCGGCGTTGAACGGGAAGGCCGCGCTGGTAATCTTCCCGAACATAGTCGCCGCAACGGGAGCGGCCCCACCCGCATTGTAAGAGGTGAGGGTGAACGAGACGTTCTTACCCACCTCCCAGGTGTTCATCGTCAGGGTAACTTGGAGCTTGCCACCAGCCGCGGCCGTGTCAAGATACAGACGGAACTGGTTTCCACAAATATGCGTGTCAGCCGCTGGGATGGTGAACGTAATCGTAGACGACGCCCCAGTTGTAACAATGCTAGCTTCGGTGCCGGCCGGTCCAGCCCGACCCGTGGACTGGTCCAGCCAGCAGTAGCGACCGAAGTAAGTGTTCGCCGGGATTGATCCGCCGCTAGTTGCGGTCGCCAGCTGCGGAGCCGGAGGCGCGTCAGTGAGTGCCGACACCATGTCAGTGTAGGTTCGCTGGGGGCTTACTTGTTGTGAATAATCAGTGCCAGGATTGGCTCTCTGACCACAGTAGCCGCCGCCGTTGGCACTGTTGCCACCAGACTGGAACTCCCACGCCATACCCACCATAAACATGGTTAGCCTCGCTTCTCCGCGGCCGTCAGCTTGCGCTGCAGGTCGCGCACAATCGTCGCTTCGGACTGCCTGAAAGACTGAGCGTCCTTGGCATTCACGGTCATGTAAACGGTCGCCCCTCGGCCTCCACCCACGCCAGCCGCAGCCAGTTGAGCGGTCGGCGTTACGTGACCCGCCCGACCGAAGTGGACAATCTCAGGACCGCGCTCACCCACGACAGCCGTGTCACCCGAGTAGAAGTTGCCGCCGTTCGCGAACCCACCCAGGTCAAAGTCGGCGCTGTTGCCGCCGAACAGCTTGATCAGTCCCAGGACGGCCTGCTTCGCGAGATACTTAGCAGCAATCTCCTGGAGCATTTGCTCGACGCCGTCTACGATGGAGTTGAAGAAGCCCTTGAAGCCTTGGTTCAAGTTACGGAAGGCGTTTGTAAAGATACCCTCCACGCCACGAACCAGGTCCTCCAACATCTCCTTCTTCTTGGCCGCCTTCTCCATCTCTACGGTGATCTTGGAGATTTCCTTGATCGCCGCCTTGACCTTCTCGGGCAACTTATCAAAGACGAAGCCGACTCTAGCCAGCTCGTCTCCGAAGAACGCGATCGCGGCCTTCTGCTCAATGGTCTTGGCCGTAGCCTCGAGCATGCCAAGCTTGGCCCGCTTGAGAGCCTCACCCAGGTTCTTCTGCGCCTGAGTAGCTGCCTCATCAGAGGCCTTGCCAGCGTCAGTCGCCGCTCGACGAGTAGCCAGGGCCTCGGCTTGTCGGCGCTCTTCGGCAGTCGTGTCCTTCAGCAACTTGTTGAACAAGTCGTGCGCCGCGGCTGCCACGCCGGTCTTATCCGCCAGGGTTTCTTCGGCCCGAGACTGCTCTAGGAACGCGTTGGTGATTCGCTCAGCGGCCTGAGCAGCTGCCTCGTCCGACTTCTTGCGATTGTCGGTAGCAGCCTGAGCGTCCTTAGACTTGCCAATCAGGTCCGCCATCGTGGCAACCTGCTTGCGCTCGGCCGGCTCGACAATCTCCTTAATCGACTTGCCATAGAGGTCCCAGGCAGCCTGGTTCTCCTTAGATGGATCAAGGAGTAGGGACAGCTCCTTGCGGGCGTCCTTGATGGCGTCGTTAACCCGTTCTTGAGCTTCCTCGGCAGCTCGCTTGGCCGTAGTGGCGGCTTCATCGGCTGCCTGCTGGTTCTTGATCGCGTTCGTCGCGTTCACCGCACGGCGAACTAGCTCTTCCTCATCAGCAGTTAGCGCCCGCGTGGTCCGACCAAAGAGTTCCAGCTTGACCTTGGCCTCAGTCGTCGTCGCTGCTCCCTTGGCCTGCTCGAGCTCCAGTCGGGAAACCTGCTCCCGCAGTCGGTTGGTGTTCTCCCGGGCCTGGCGCATGGCCTCATTCTTCCGGGTGAACGACAGCAGCCCCGCCCGAAGCGTCTGCTGCTCCTTATTGAACACCTGGTTGCCGGTCAGGACCGCGATCGTCGTAGCGTCCGCACCCGCCTTCAGGAGCTGATATTCCTGGCGCGCTCGGTTCAGCGAGTCACGAAGCTGGTCCGTAATCCCCTGCATGCGCTTGGCAGCAGCCGCTCCCTTCTTTTGAGCGTCCGCCGCAGCCAGGGCACCCTTCAGGTCAAACTTCGGACCGCTCACTCCCGGAATGCTGATCTTGCTCGTCTTGATCGGCGTCGAGAGCTGCTTCTTCATGTTCTCGAAGGTCGTCTTCAGCTTGTTCAGGCCGGCCTGAATGGGGTCGACAAACGTCCCCGCCTCCTGTTCCTGCTTAACCTTCGCTAGCTCCTCGCCAAAGATCTTCGTCGCCCCGGTCATGTTGTTCAGGGCGCCCAGTGCAGGGTTGATCGCCTGGATGGCAGCGTCCGCAATGGTCTTCTTGAAGGTCCCCGACAGTCGACCAAGGACGCCGCCGATGATGTCCACGCCCCGCTGAAACACCTTCACGATGGCGTTCCAAGCGTCCGTGATGACCGTAACCATCGGCCTGATCCAGTCAACCCAGACCTTGTTGACGATCTTCATCCCAGCGTCGACAATGCGCGGGATGGAGCGGGCCGCTGCTACCGTGATCCCCTGGATGTTACCCCAGTTGCCTCGCCAAGCCAGGACCATGAGGCCTAGGGCGGCTACGACGGCGGCGATCCCCGCAATGAGCGGCAGGCTAATGGTGCCCGCGATCGCGCCGACAATCCCCGACATGGCGGTGAAGAGGGCAATCACGTTGGAGATTGCACCAGCCACCATGCCGAAGCCGACGATCAGCGGACCAGTCGCCGCGGCCAGAGCCGCCACAATCAAGATTGTCCGACGCGTCTCCGGCGAGAGTTCGGCAAACTTCTGCGTGAGGTTAGTCACGACAGTCGAAATCTTCTCAATCGCCGGTAGAAGCGTGGGAAGGATATTCTGCCCAATGTTGGCCAAGGCCTCATTGATGGTGTCCTGCAAGTTCTCAAACGCGTTCTGGACGCCACCGGTGACCTTAGGCAGCTTGAGCAGTTCGGTAGTGATACCGTCAATGAACTTCTGAGCAGTCAGTCCCGCCTTCTGAAGCTCCTCGGTGCTGGCTGTGCCGAAGGCAGCCTTCATCGCAGTGCGAATCTGGGGGACTCGTTCGGCAATCTGGTTGATTTCTTCGGCAGTGACCTTGCCCTTAGAGGCAATCTGTGTCAAGGCCAGAGTTACACCATCAAGTTCGGCCTTTCCCTTACCGACAGTTGCCAAGGCGTTGCCGAAGGCGAGGAGTGACCGCTCCGCCGTTTGGGCCGATAAGCCGGCCGCCTGGAGGGATACAGAGGCTGCAACCGCCTCCTCCCTACCAAGACCAGGGAGCTTGGCGATTTCTTTGAGGCGGGCAAACTGAGCTTCGGCTTCCTTAGCCGAGCCGGCGACGGCCGTCAAGCCTCGCATGAGGCCGTCCATCCGGCTAGCTGCTCTGACCGAAGCAACACCGAGAGCGACCAGAGGAGTCGTGACGCCAATCGACATCATCTTGCCGATGTTGTTGAAAGCGTCCACAAGAGCCTTCTTGCGGCTTTCAACGCGACGAACGCCAGCCTCGAATCCCGATACGTCGAGGCTGACTCGTCCCATCAGTTCGAGAACGTTGATCGCCACGGCTCCTCCTTAGCCGGATCTACCGGCTTGCCACTTCTCGCGCTCCGCGCGCTCGTGTTCGGCCCAGTTTTCAGCAGTTGCGAACATCAGGGCCAACTCGCGCCAGCGCACGCTTTGGTTCTCGAGTTCCCAAGGCGTGCAACCTAGTATCTTGGCCGCCCGATAGAGCCAGAACTCGTCTGGTGCGCTACCGCGGCGGCCGCTAGATACCAAGTAGAGCTTTAGCTCGCGGAGCTGTCCAGGTTTGGGCGGATGTGACCCGAGATGGCGTTTACGCAAGTCGCCAGGAAGTCAGCAGGCAGGGCCTCCAAGCAGTCCTGGTTGATTGGGTAGGCCTCCCAGCTCGCCATGTCCTCTTGCGTGGGGACCTGATCCTTCGGCCAATCAGCCGGCGGAACCTTAATCTCCCACTCGAGAACTAGCTCGGTAAGGAAGCGGGCCAGGATCGGCGACTCGCTCTTCTCCTGGTCCGAGATGGCCTTCCATTCGCGCTCCCGCTTGGGAGTCATCGTTGCTCGGTTATACCAGAGCTTGAAGCTTCGACCGTTTTCCAGGTCAACAACGACTTCCTGCCGATCCTCAGTGATTTCGAATAAACAGACAGGACCAGGCGCCGGTCGAACCTGGCTATCAGGAGTGACAATCTCAGCAGTGCTATCCATAACGCCTTTCATGGCAAATGGGGAGGGAGTTGCCTCCCTCCCCCTCTGCAACTTAGACAGGCTGACGGCTTAGAGGAGGGCCGCCAGGTTGTTGCGAACCTTGACCCGGCACCACGAGTTCAGAGTCGAATCGTAGAGCGGCTCAAGAGCGTAGTTGTAGGTGAACACGTCCTGCTCGTCACCCGGATCAGGCTCTCCCAAGAACTTGAACGGGAACACAATCTCGATCCGGTTCCGGTAGTCCGATTCGATGATCGCGCCTTCGGCAACGAACGCGCAGAAATACTGAGTCCGGGCTTCGAGAGCCGTCACCAGCGTCTGCGAGTTAGCGTCATGCTCGACGATCACCGAAGCCGAGAGGGTAGGTGCCTTCTCAACATGGGCCGCGAACGAAGGTTCAGCTCCATCCTGGGTGATGATCGGCGTATAGCGGCCCTGGACGCCCCACTCCATACCGAGCGCCCGAAGCTGCTTGACTAGACCGCCCTGAGTGGCCTGAACCAAGGTCGTCGTAGTCTGCGTCAGGCCAGTGAAGTCGGCAGTCAGTGCCTGGCCAACGTTCTGAGCGCCCAGCATAGCGAACCCGGCGTAGGTTCCAACGAACGTGATCGTGAATGGACCAGTGCCGGTGACTGTGACGTCCTCACCCGTGACGGTAGCCAGGCCGCGAATGGCGGTCTGGATCGTCGCTGCATTGGCGTTGAAGGCGATACCAGCGGTCGTCGCCGACAGGCCAGTGAACGGGTTAAAGAAGGTCAGCGTAAAGGTGCCCGCCGACGCATCTCCCATGTCTAGGGTCATCACGTGGTTCGTGTTGAACGAGGTCCCCAGGAAGACCGAGACGTTCTCCGGATCAACCGGCAAAGCAGCGATGGTCGACGGCGCACCGTTGATCGTCACACCCTGAATTGGCTTGCGGATGATGGCCGAACCGCTAACCGCGGCGTCGTCCTCGTTCCACCGAATCGCCAGGGTATCGATCAAGCAGTAGCCCGCTCGCTCAGCCAGGCCGCCCGACTGTCCATTCTCCAGCGTGAAGGTGCAGGCGTCCGAAGGCGCCGTAGCTGGGGGAAGGAACAGCCATTCGCGAGTGTTGGTCGCGCCGGCTGGTGTAGAAATAGCCGCCTGCTCCAGAATACCCGAGAACAGGTAGACGAGGTCGTTGTAGCAGAGAGTGCCTTCGATGGCAGCCTCGCCTAGTGCCTTACCGGAGACCAGAGTAGTCGGTGCGTTGAAGCCCTGCGGCCGATAGGGCTTCAGCTTCTTCATCAGCTTCGGCCGAATGCTGGTGCACAGGAGACGGGCCGCGGCCGTAACAATCGTGCCGGGCGTCGTTTCCTTGCCGATGTGTGTAACTGCGTATACTGACGCTCTCTCGGGCATGGTCCTCCTCCCGTGTTACGGTGCTCCGTGCTGCTTGTGCACGAAGATTCGATACTGTCCACCGAGATGGTTGTAACGAACGCCGTCAAAGACCTGGGGGAAGCGGATCGGCCGCTCCCGGTGGCACCCCATAATCTGCCAATCAATACCGTCGATCGTGATGACCTGCTGCTTGCCCACGATCGCCCGCTCAACCAGCGTGATTAGGATACCCGCCTCTTTGTAGCTCTCACCTTCGGTGACTACCTTGATCAGGTAGAGCGGTCTGGTGAAGATACGAATAGCGCCGATCGCGTTCGCGTCCTCGCCGGCGATGAACTGATACAACACATACGGCGGTGGCGTTCCTTGCGGAGCCAGGTCCGAGTAAAAGCTCTCGTCTCCGATAAGTGCCGTCAGCTCAGTCTCGGCCCGAAGGTTCTCGGTCAAGAACTTGTCGACCGCCCTCAGTTCATGTCCGTCTGAGCTAGCCACTGGCCGCATCCTCCAGAGCCCGAGTAACCGCCTGAATAAACGGCTGCCTGGCTCGCTCAAGAGCTGGCGTCATATACGGCTGTGCGGCCGTGTGGATGGTGCCCATCTCTACGTAAATCCCGTAGTCAGCACCAACCCTAATGACCGCGGTTAATCTGCCCACCATCTGCGGCGGCTGGATCGAGTTCTTCAGGTGTCCGGTGTCTACCGGCGCGTCAGAAATTGCACCAGCTTGGACGTCGAACGCGGTCTTCTGGACGACCTGACGTAGCCGTTCTTCGGCTCGGCCCGATAGGCCAGCGATCAAGTCTCGGGTAACTTCAAGCCGAAAGCTGTTGTTACCGTTGGCCATTATCGGACCCTCTTCAACAGCCAGGCGTCTTGAAAACGCTGTGTGCCTTCCTTCCAGGCACCGACTACGGTGTAGTCTTCGTCTCGCGGCTGACCATCGCTAGAGAGCAAGATGATTCGATCGCCATCCTTGATGTCGGACCCAACCGGCACGAGCAAGGTCCACTGCGACTGTTCAACGTCCCGGTCACCTTCCAGCTCACGCTCTCGACTGCGCTTGGGCTTCTGAGCCCACTGCAATCGGCACTTGATTTCAATGATGGCTTCATTCTCATCGACGGGCTCAATCCCGCCCTCACCATCGTATTGAGTGGCGTTGCGAATGCGATGAGCAGTATCCACCATCCGACTCTCGAAGTCGGCGCGGATACCGGCCAGTTCACTATCGTCGATTGGCAGGATTGCCATGTTAGTAATCCTGCCAGTGCACGCGACCAGGGATTGCCCAGCCGCTCAGCTCAAGAATTTCGACGCCGTAGAGCGCCTGCGCCAGGTCAATGTCGGTCGACGCGTTAGTAATCGGGAAGATGGAGAGCTGGGTGCGTAAGCTGCCTTGCAGTGTAATTGTCGAGTGCTGCCCGGCGACCTTGCCCCACATCTCCTTCATCGCCATCAACATCTTAAACATCTGAGACCGATTCAGGGTCTGGTCCCCTTCCCGAACATCAACGGCGGTGGCTACCTTGCCAGCCTTGAGGCCCCAGCCTTTAGAAAGGGCATAGGCCACATTGAAGGTAGGAACCCAGGTCGTCGTCCCGACATTCTTCCAGGTTACCGTTCCATCGACGACGGTTTCGTCAACGACATCGGCCACGTCGAAATCTGGTGAGACGGCCGCAGACGTTCCAGCGACCGTGCATTCATAAAGAAAGCCGTTGCGAGGGTCGGTGACAATTTGGTCTCCGACGACGTAGGCTGTGCTGGCTTTTCGGTATTCATACTGGTCCGGTGCAACTCGATTAATGTCTTTACGCTTGGCAATCTTATACAGATAATCGACCTCGGCCTCCGAGAGGGCCGGGAACGCCGTCCAGTTTAGGAGCAGTTCAAGCTCCTCCCGCGCCTCTCGATCGGTCATGATCGCCTCCTATTGAGGGAGCGTCCCCCAGGGGCTCACACCCTGGGGGACTTAGTCAGGTGCTCAGTCTAACCAAGATAGCGCGCTCTAGGCTCGCTAGTTGGCTAACCTACGCCTTACGGATGACCCGCTGGTGATTCTGGCCCAGACCAGCGTCCTGAAGCATATCATTCAGCTTCTGCGCCAGGCTAATCAGCGAGTTCTGGTAGCCGCTCGGGCTGTCGGTGTTGATGTTGGCCGCCGTAACCGACCCGTCGCCGAGGTCGGTGATCAACTGATCAGCGGACGCCTTCACCTGCGTAGTAGTGGACACGTTCGCCCTCCTTGATGGATGTGGTCAGAGGGGAGTTGCCTCCCCTCGATCGCTCGGTTCGGTTGCTGCGCTAGTCCTACTGGACCAGCTTATACTCGACTTGGACCAAGGCCTCGCCACCCGCAGTGGTCTTGGCCGTAACCAAGCGGATGAAGTCGTCTGCCAGGCAGACGTGGTTGGCAGTGGGCACCGCCGACTGCTTGTCCGCCAGGGCCGCGGAGGCCAGGTGGGTAAGCAGACCGTTGGTGAAGTTCGTGCCAGCCGAGTTCTTGAACTGGATCGTGCCGTTGTCGGTGCCAGCCAGGGCCTTCGTGACGATGGACCGCACGCGGGTCACCTGGCACTTGGCCGGCATATAGATGTCGAGGGTCGCCATCTGGAACCCCGTCTCGAAGGATACGGGAATGTTGATGACGAACCGATTCGGTCGGAACATTCTCTAGCTCCTTCCTGCCTGCGCCCACTGGGGGATCAGGTCGGCTGGTCCCGTCCTTACGGAACGAGGTAGTAGACGTCGACCAAGTCGCCGGCCAGAGCCGTGTCCAGGGCGACCCAGTTGTTGCTCAGGACCGAGGTGCTCTTGTTGAGCGTCGGCGCGCCGACTTCCTCGACCTTGTTGTAGTAGACCGCGATGATCGTATTGCGGTCCAGCTTGTGGGAGAGGCCGAGGCGGTCGAGGGTTCCGACCGAAACGGTCTCACCGGCGTCAAGCTGGGCCGGCAGGTCAACGGAGGTGACCGTCTTAAAGGCCTTGCTGCCCAGAACAGCGGTCGTGCCGTTCAGGACAAAGTCCTCGCTGATGGTTGCTCCCGACAGGTCCGTTCCGTGAACGGTCACCGTCTGGTTCATGTCGGCTTCGTTACCGACAACCTGCAGACACCGCGCCACTGCCGGGCTGTTCACGCCGGTAGTAAAACCGGCTTGAGCACCAGCGGTCAGTGCAGCCGCGTTCAGGATCGCCGTCGTTGAAGCAGCGGCCGGCGACTTCGAATACCAGGCAACCTGCGCACGATTGACCTCGTCCGCGATGAATCCCGCGGCAGTCTGATCGCCTCGCAGCTTCTGCCCGACTCGAGGGTTGTAGGGAAACAGGCTCATGGTCCTCTTCTCCGTCCTCGCTTATCGAAAGAGAGCCGGGAGGTTGCCCTCCCGGCCAGATTAGATCAGCAGCACGCCCGACTTTACGGAGTCAGGACGGCGAAGGGGTAGCGGTTCGCCTCAGTCTCCTGCAGGCGGTTGATCGGGTTCGGCACCTGCCAAGCAACCCGGATCAGCACCTTCAGAGCAACCATCTCCATCTGGGAGAGGTTGTAGATGATCGCACCGGTGTTGTCCTGGATGACCGACTCCTTGAGGAGCGTCCACTCCAGGTCAGTCCGGAGCGCCCACACGAGCGCGTCCCACTGCCCGCAGATGTCGTAGGCGAGGGCCGGGTCCATGACACCGTTCCGAGGGAACTCGATGTCGACGCCGTCCAGGCTGTAACGGGTTCGCTCAGCCATTCCCTGGCGGAAGATCGGCGTGCCCTCGGCGTCGCGGACGCCGCGGAGCATGGACTTGAAGGTCATCGGCGCGACGTGACCGGTGCAGTCATAACCGTCGAGCTCGAGCTTGTTCAGAAGACCGCCGTCCTCCATGATGTCGGCATAGAGGTCGGTGCCCGTTCCGAGCACGACCCGGTTGCCGGCGTTGATCGCGGCCTGCCGGAGGTTCGTCGGCCAGATGGCGGGGGCGCCAGTGCCGAAGAAGACGGCGTCATCGAAGGCGATACCAACCGCTTCGACGAGCTGAGGGCGGGCCTCGCCCCAGATGTCGTAGTCGGCGTCGTCCAGGACGCGCTTGGCGATCGGCATGATGACGGCGATCTCTTCAGCGTCCAGGAACTTGTTCTTCCAGTCAAGCTTGGTCGTCTTCTTCAGGCCAATGTCTCCATTGACGAAGTAAGCCGTCGCCAAGCTGGACTGAACGGGCATGCGGCGCTGAGACCGCGGCATGTTGGGCAGCCGGCGAGCCAGCCGCATAACGATCGAGCTCTCGGTCACGCCCTTGATGATTTCCCGGCTCGCGTCCTCCGGGATGAGCGCCTGCGCGTCACCACGGGCAACCGTCTGGTCGTAGTCAGTTCCCAGGCGGTGCAGCCTGCCGTTTGCGTAGAAGACCGTATTCACCGGTTGTCTCCTTTAGGCGCGACCGAGAGCTGTTAACTCTAGCGGCGCGCCGCCTGTCGAATGGCGTCGTTGATGGAGTGGCCCAGTCCAGCGTCCTGAGCACCAGCGGCCTGGCCTCCCGTGGTCCGAGCCGGAGCAGGAGCCTGCGGTCGGAAGTCCTCCGGGTAGTCCTTCTTAAACTGTTGGGCCACCACGACGTAATCCGTCACGTCACCGGGGACCTGTCCAGCATAAAGATGGACCTTCTTAGGATTGCAGCCCTGAGCAACCAAAGCGTCCTTGATGTCGGCAAGTCGAGCCTTGGCTTCCGCCGCAGTAGCACGCTCGATGGCCTCTTTGGCCTCCTTGCGAGCCTTCTCAACTTCCGACATGTCCTTCTCTTTGAGCTGCTTATTCTCGTCCTCGATAGCCTTAGCCTTGACTCGACTTTCGGCCGCTTCACGACGAAGCTTCTCAACATACTCCCACGTCGGCGGTTCCTGTCGGGTGTCACCACCCGCAGGAGGGGCGCCCGCAGGAGGGGCTGCAGCCGGCGGAGTTCCACCGGTGCCAGTGTCACCAGCTCCCCCAACTGCTCCGGCGCCAGCTCCGGCGGTCCCGCCGCCTTCGCCCTCACCAAGCCGTTGAGTGGGCACAATCGCAAGTGCTCGAAGGATCAACCTTCGGTGCATAGTCAAAGTCCTTTCAGGGCCTCTAGCCCGTATAGTTGGGTTGAGGAAGAGCCACAACAACCCTACGTTACCATCATACCAAATGGGCTCCATGGCTCGCCAATGTTGCGCCATGGCCACGTTTACGAGCCCGCAAGTTTGTTTGCGGGTTTCTGGGGGATTATTCAGGGTTCTGCTGGAAGGGGCTTGGGGTGCCAGGCTGGTTAATATCGAGACCAGCCGACCCACGCGCCGCCGCCTCACGGGCCTCACGAAGCGATCGTCGATACCTCATGCTGCCCCATTCATCGCTGTGCTTCTGACCGACGAAGTCCGCTAACTGGACCTCTCCGGCTTGATACGCGGCATACGCACGGTCTCCAAGGATGGCCCTCTGGGTTTGAGAAGACGCGCGAGCAAACTCCGCGGGCCCCATAGGCACCGGCCGGCGATTCTCTTCCACTCCAATGACCCCGAGTTCTTCATAAGACTTCGTCAGCGGGACCATGGCACAGCGACAGTTGGGATGGCCATCCAGGGTATCACTCAGTTCGTGAGTTGATCCATGCATTGCCCAGCAGGCAGCACAAGTTCTAGACGTCAGCGCAGCGTGCCAAATCCAAGCCTGCACAATGTGGGCATTGGTCTGGTAGCTGCGCCGCGTCACCTCTCGATATGCCCGGAGCGTTTCCGTTCGGGCAATCGTCTGAGCCTTGCTCAGATTAACACCAAGGGCGCCCCGAAGCTCGCGAGCGAGTTCAATCGGGGCTGCCCCTCTCGCCACATGAGCCACCATCGTGTCAGCGACTGCGCGGGCGCCTTCGCGCGCCA